TGCTTCACCTGCTGCTTCAGTTCCACCTCCTATTAAATTACCTAAGGCACTTTTTAATCCACCTTCTTTAGTATCTTTAGCAAATGATGCTAATCCTTTAGCTAAATCTTTAGTTTCATCAATTCCTTCTTTTATACCGTCGACAAACCCTTTAACCCCCCCTATTAGTTTAGGTAACGTTAGTAATGCTATTCCACTTATAATTACACCTAACCCCACCCAAGTTGTAGCTAAATCGCCTACAAACGCTATAAAAGGAGCCATAAGAGCTAAAGCATCCCCTAAAAATTTAACAACAGGCATAATTGCTTCAGCTATGGATACAAACACTTCTTGTAATTTTGCTTGAGTAGCAGCAAATTTTTCTTGGACACTTTGAGATTGGAGTTGATCCGCAAGTGTTTCATTTCCCAATCTTTTTCTTGCTTCTTCAACACCTACTTGTTTTACAAGGTTATTATATCTTTCTTGAGCATTTTTTCCTTCTACCCCTGAAAGTTTGGCCATTGCTTCTCTTTCAGTAAGAGATTTTGCTAAATCTTCTCTTGTCATACCAACAGATTTAGCTAATGCTTCCTGTTGAATAACATTCATTTTAGTAAAGTCGGCTGCTGAACCTATTTGGTTAGCTATTTCATCAGCAACAGTTGCTAAATCTCCATTTAGCGCTGCTGATCTTGCTTTTTCTAGGTTTAATTGTTTACCTGTTAATAATTCAGCTTCAAGTTCGTTTGAAATAGAAGATTCAAACTGTAGTAAACTCGAAGAAATTTGTTCTACTTGTTTTAAATCAGCACCTAATGCTTTAGCTGCTACTACTGCTTTACCAATTGCTGAAGCTGAACCTCCTAATGTTAGTTTAGTTGCTGCTGAAGCATTTTTAATTTCTTCAAATAATTTAGCTTGGTTTAACATTAAACCTCTTCGGGCACTTTCAGCAGCTAATGTACCTTTTAATTCTACTGTTTGTTCTTTTAGTCCTTTGCCTGTTAAGAACGTAGTGTCCATCAACGCTTTAGCAGACTCAGCTGATTGGCCTGCTACATTAGTTAATTTTTCAAAGTAGATAAGATTTTCTTCTCCTATATCACCAAAAGTACCATATTGGTTATTTAACTCCATAAAAGACTCTGTGAGTCCTTTAGTGGTTACACTTAGCATTAAGGAAGATTGGGCTGAATCTTCTAATTCGTCAGTAATACCCGCAGCCTGGTTGTAGGATATACCAAAGTTTTTGGCTACCTTACCATTTACTTCATCTAATCCTTTGAATGCTTTTACTACCCCATTTATGAGGAAAGTAAAAATAGTCATGGGGTCTAAAATATTTTTAACAAGATTAGAGCCAGCAACTCTAAATCCTTCAGCCATTATTTTGGTTTGGTCAGCAAATGAAGCAGCTTTTGTTCCTCCCTCAGTAAGTTCATAAGCTAAATTACTCATGGCCTTACTAGCTTCATCTAACCCTAATGCTTTACCTAACTTACCAAATCCCATAGCATCTAATGCTGTTCCTAACCCATCAATTAAGGCACCACTTAAACCAATAGCATCATTTACTACACCTAATTTAACTCGTTCCGAATCAATAGCTATTAATAATCTATTATAAGCTGATCCTTGATTATTAAGTTCATTAGTAACTTCAGATTGAGAAGATTTAATTTCAGCTAATTCTCTCTCTAAACTTTTAGTACTTTTTCCTTCTTTTTCTGCTTTTTTAATAGCAGCTTCAACTTCTGCTTCATTACTAGCTAAAATTCTTTGGGAAAGTTCTAATGTTTGTCTATGTTTTTGGGCTTTTTCTTCTAACTTATCTAACCCTTTTTCATCAGCTTCAGTAATACCACTTTGAATGCTTTGTAATTCAGAAGCTACTGAAGTTAATCCCCTAAATCCTTGGGTAGTTAAATTAACTCCTTGTCTTGAGCTTTTTATATCTTCTACTATTCTAGTAAAAGTTTCTCTAGCATCGGCTGCTGTAGTATTTAAGTCATTTAAAGCATCCCTAGTAGAAAATATTGAATTTTCTAAATCTTTAATAGTTTGATTTCCTTGATTTAGATTTTTTACAAAAGAATCATCCCCCGTTAGCTTTTGGTATTTTTTAGCTAATTCAAGTGCTTCTTTTAATAACCTGACTCTTTTTTCTTCTGGGGTTTCAGCCATAGTAATTTATATGGTATAAATATGGGAAAGCATCACTTCTGTGATGCTTCCTTATTATAACTTACTTTATTTTTTTTCAAAAATTCGGGAGCTTTAACTTGTCCGTCTTTATTAATTACAGTAGTTGAATTAGATCCTTTATTAGCATTATCATAAGCTTTCTTTTCATCCTCATAAAAAGTTTTAATTCTACTAAATGTAAAATTCCTTAACCAAATGGGCATATTATAAATAGTGTTGTAATCATAGCCGCCTTTACCATGAAACACTATTTCGTGTATCTGTGAAAACAGATTTACCCTATACTCAGGCGTCAGGCCAAAAAAAGTTGACCCCTACTGGAATGTCTATTCCTATTTCATATCCTTCTGGGCCTTCAAAATCAAATTTGAGATTTACATCTGGTTGAGTTTGTTTAATGTGTTGTCGGAATGCTCTAGAATCTCTAGCTAAAAAATGGTTATCTACAAAGTCTCTTATAGCTTTAGTTTCAGTATCTCCATTAACTGAAAGTATCATATGTTTTAAACGAGTAGATAATTCAGAATTAGAGTTAGGTTTAAGTTTTTTAAGACCGTTAACTTCTTGAGTAATCTTTTTTTCATCTCCATGAGATAAAATTTTATAAGTAATAACTACTCCAGTTGTAGGTAAAGTATAACTGAATTCATTTACACCTTTGACATAAGTAGATTCATCAATTTCATTTGAATCTAATTCAGATAAATCAACTGTTACTTCTTCACCTTTATATGAAAAAGTATAATCTTTACCATAACCCAAGATCCGAGCTGCTACTAATATAGCATTTTTGTCTCCTACAATTAGGTCATTATAATTAATTTTAGTAATAATAAGAGATTTTAATAACTCATCTAAAACTGTTCCTTTTTTAATGTAGTTTTGGTTAGTTAAAATATCTTCTTCTTTAGCGGTCATATACTTCATTTCTATCTTACCGCTTGATAGTGGGTTATCCTCGGGATAAACCAAGCCTTTTGAGGGCAATTCAATTATTTCTGTTGGAAACTTTAGGGTATCACTCATTTTTAATAACTTTTAATGTTTTATATAAATATATAAAAAAATAAAAAAAGGCGCTATTATAAGCGCCTTCTTTTCTATAATTGTATGTATTAAAAGTTTTAGAAATTCAATACACAATAATCCATTCCAAGAGTCATTGTAATATTTTGTGCCTCAGCTTCTGTATCCCAGTTGTAATCACCGAAATTAGCGGATTTAATGAAAGCACCTTTTAACACCCATTCACTTACGATATCACCAACTGGTCCTAAAACGTTAATGGTTAAATCTTTCTTATAGAAATCAGAATAACCATCTCTACCTGTTACAGATTCGTGGTGCAATCTTACCCATTCCATTACAGCTTGTGCTCCTGAAGGAGTAATAGGATCAAAAAGAGTTAATTCTACATCTCCCCACTTAGCTTTACCTTTAATTTTGCGATAAGTGTTGATATGATTTAATACAATTTCTCCTTGATCTACAGTTACAGCTCCTACACCTTTAATTAAGTATGAAGGGATACCGTCTACATATAATATAAATCTATTTTTTACTTTGGGCTCAAATGCCGTAAAAAATATTTCGTTTGGATCTAATACTGCCATGTTTTTATTTTATTATAAATATTAATAAATTAGATTTTTATTAGGATGGAAATTCCGCTCCTGTTGGCAACACGTTAAAATCTAATACAATAAACTCAGCTGTTCTTGTTGGTTGTAAGAATATCTGACCTACTAATTGATTTCTATCGATTACATCTGGAGTGTTGTTACTATCATCCATTATTACTCTAAAGGCATACAATCCTTGTCTTTGTTGGACGCTTTCAAGATATGGATTAACTTGGGCTAAGAAACTATTTCTAGTAGCTGTGGTATTTTGTTCAAATACTAAATTATTAGCTAATTGTCCTATATAGTTTTTAAGTTCAATTAATAATCTTCTAACGTTTACACGATCAAGTGCTGATGCTTTCTTTTGTAATGTTTTTTGGCCAAATACTACAACTCCTGTATTAGGGAACGTAGCTATTGGGTTAACATTTCCTGCATATAAAGTATCTCTATCTGCTTTTTGTAATGTTCTTTCAGTTCTAATTACAGTTGGTAAACTACCTCTATTTAAACCTGCTGGGGCAAACCATGCTTCGGCATTTCTATCATTAAAAGCATATACTGAGGGAATCATTACAGAAGCGGGAACCCATACTAATCTTCCTAAGTCTGGGTCTTCTACTTGGAGCCATGGCCAGTAAGTAGTAGCATAACTATTATTAATAGTTTGGGCTTCTGTTACTACTGTGTTTATATTTGAAGTGCCATAAGCTACAGTATCAATTACTGCTAAGAAATCACCTCTTTCAACTGCTGTTGACAATACTGAACTTAAGGCTGCAGCTGATGTTCCTGTTTGTTTAGCTATCAATCCAGGTACTACTAAAGTATTAAACTGATATTCATCTTTATTTTTAAGTAAATTAATAGATGAAGTATATTCAAAAGCATTTAATCCCTGAATGTTAGTACTAGTAGTTCCTGAAATATTTTCATACCAATCGGCTCCTCCTTTGTTAGCTCCTGAACCGTCTGGGGCAAATGGGTCACCTGTAGCTGCTTCAAAGGTACCACTTTGGATTTTAGGGAGAGAAGCTGTGTAATGAGTTTTTACATTGCCATTATTGTCAAAATAATTTGGTGTAGCATTATTTACAGCTGATACATAAACATATCTACTATTGTTAGAATAGGAGCCAGTTAATTGAAGGTAAAGATTACCACTGCTATCTGCTTTCAAAGTTTTACGTTGATCACCAATTACTTTAGCTACATAATTTGGTGAATAAGGATCCATAGATAAATTAGACCAAGTTTCTAATACTACTTTCTCATTAAGTGTATCATTACCTCTTCTTATTGTAAGAGTAAAATTCCCAGATCCAGTATCTCTTTGAGTAATTTCCCATCTTAGGTTATCAGAAGAGCCACTAGGTAAAGCCTGAGAACTAGACAAATTATCTGGAATACTAGAGGAACTGTTTTGTTCTACTCCTTTAGATATTGTAGCCAACACAAATGCGGGTTGGGAAGAAGCCCCTGCGCTAGAGCTTATAGCTGTGCTAGTAGCAGAAGTAAAAGTTCCACTAGTAACCCGAGTTACTAATAAGCTATCCCCTCCTTGATTAAAATAATTATAAGCTGCAATTGAAGTAAAATAAGTATAATTATTGCTACCGCTTTTAATTACTGCGCCAAATTTATTTTTGTAATCACTATATGAAGTAACTACTGTGGGTTCTTCAACGGGACCCTTAGCTGTAGGACCTATTATAGCAGCACCTGCTTGAGTAGGTTGCTGTTGAATAAATGACTGGTCGTTTTCTCGAGTAAATACACCAGGTGATATAATTGCTTCTGCCATGTTAAAATGTTATTTTTGTTTTGTTAATAAATATTAAAAAAACTCTAAAAATTAAGTTTTAGTAAAAATTCCCGTATCTAAATTTATATTACCATTACCATATTTTTCATTTAATTCTTTACTTAAAGTATCTTCTTGAATTTGAAGGGTTTGAATTTTAGATACTAATTCATCTTTTTGTAACTCTAATTTTTGAATTTGATACTCTAAAGTACCAAAACTTTCTATTAGTTGAGATTGAGATAATTGAAGATTTTTAAGACTCTCAATTTCTTCTTGTAATAACTTTATTTCTTCCATGTTTATAAATATTAATATTCTTTATAAGATTTTTCTTCTACTAATTCGGACTTTGTAAGTAAATTAATTTCCTTTTTTACAGCAGCTCTTTGATCATTAGTAATATATACACTCCTTGCTAGTTCTATAAATTTTTTATCAAATTCTTTTTCTAATTCTTTTTCACGAATAGCATCTTCAATACCCCATAATTTTTTATTTATATTAGATAATTTAATATAAAGATTTTTTAATTCAAGTCCATACTCATCCGTTAAATCTTGAAAATGAGGATTTAAAGTTTGGAGTTCTTTGTAAATATTATCAATCTTTTTTTTGTCTTTAATATTTAATAATTTGATTTCTAAAATAGATAATTTATCTACTAATTCGCC